TCTACATCGATGACGAAGGATTGTATGTTGACGATCAATACTTTTGGATGCACGCCAACTACCCCATGCCACTGGCTGGGCGTGGCCTGATCCTTGGCGGCACACCTGATGGTGACAGCACAGATGTCAGCACTGATCTGGCTACTGTAACCGAAGACATCCGCATGATCGGTAATCGTTTCCAACTGCAGATGATGCTGCAATTCTCAAAGGCTTTCGACATGCCATCGCCGGATGGCTACCTCGAAGACTATCGGCCATTCGTATGGAAGCATCACGACTCACCGTTAATCACACGCAAAGCTATTTAATTCTTTGCGGTAATGCATTAATGCAGTAGTATTGAGTATGAAAGGTTCGACAATCAATGGAAAACCAAACACAACACCACATCCAACCTGCATTAACGCAGGATTATAACTGCAACAAATGCAAAGACAAAGGCTTTGTATATGTACGCAGTTGGGATTCACCAGCAACCTTTGGCAGCTTCGGAATGGTCGATGTTGTGCCAGAGGATTGCGATCACTGCCAGCCTGAACCTGATGATGGGCAGCCATCATGGGAACAGGAATGGCAAGACTTCGGTGAAGTCTATGACGATGAGCCATCATACATATAGGAGGTTAATATGGCTAACAAAGCACCACGTTTCACGCGTCAACACTTCGAGTTTATTGCTGATGTGTTTGGCCCTCTCATGACCCATCCAACGCAGGCTTGTGACCTAGCTGACAAGCTGTGCCCAACTAATCCTAACTTCAATCGTGATCGTTTCGAAGCACGCGCTGTATCAGCATGGGAAGAAGTCCATGCTGACAGCATCGAAGATGCAATCGATCAAGAGCAGGCAATGCTAGATAAGGAGATAAGATATGCCACAGCGGTTTGATATTGACCAAGCATGGCAGCTTGAGCAATGCGTATTTATTGCAAAAAATGTATGTGAAGATCGTGGTGTAACATGGATGGAAATGATAAGCCCACGAGTAGCAAAACATATTGTAAATGCTAGACATGAATACTTTGCTAAAGCTTACAGAACAACTAAAGCCAGCCTTATTATTATTGGCAGAGCTATAAACAAAGATCACACAACAGTTATGAGCGCACTTAGGTCGTTAAAACATACTCAAATTAATCATCAAGGTTCTTGACGATCTGAACCACCCTACCAATGACCCGCACATTTGCAAGCTTAACTGTGCGGTTTCTTCTTATCTGATAAACAGCGTTTAATCCGTCAAGTTTTCTCCCTAAACTTATGCCGTATTCATCATCAAAAAATAGCACGATGTTTGTTTCCTCAAATTTCTTTTGCTCGCGAACAACAACAATATCATTCGGATCAATTCCATATGTAGGAGCGGGTCTATCAAATCTATACGCTACTATATCACCAGTTAAATTATACACAGTCACCACCCCTATATCTTTTTCAAGAGGATCTTTCAGCGTGATCGTTCTTGAAGCTGCATCCAATGTCGCAGTTTGAGATAATTGAGGTGCTGACCCCGCTATATAACTTAACTTACCTATTGTTTTAGAAGATGGCACAAACTTACCACCATTTAAAAAGCGGGTGATGTTAGTCGGGCTTGTACCTGCCATCGTCGCCCATTTATTTGCAGACCATTCGCGTGTTGCCATGACTGATCTCATCCACACACGAATAGCCTTTGATTCGTAGTCTTCCATTATTTTGATACCTCCCACTGCACTTATACAGCATAAGATATCAATCGTCATCAGAGCTTAATGCAGTATTGCATCATTCAAACACTTGCGCAAGCCTGCATTAATGCACTATATTACTCTCATGTTGAGTTATATGACACAGTTAGAAAGTGCAGCAAAAGCAGCAAATGTCCAGCTTTTACAAGCGTTTAGATTGTCTGGCGTACCAACCAGCACATACTATCGAACCATTGCTGGGAAAGATTTGCGTTTATCGACTGCAAAAAAGGTACTGGATGCGATCAGAGTTCACGCATTACAGCAAACCCAAAGCGATTAGCGACAACTGGCAACAGCTTGTCACAGGATTAGTGTCGCTTCGCCATGAGCGTGGCTGGTCACAAGAGGAACTAGCTGATCGCATAGGCTGCGCTTCATCGTTGATTCACAAGTGGGAGCAATACAAGCGTGTGCCAAGTAACTTCTTATTGATCTGCTGGATGGATGCACTTGGCGCGCAAATCGAAATCAACCTACGACAAGACCGGTAATGCATGTGAATGCGCAGCATGTGGTGATGTCACTACATGGTTTGTTGTTTATGGCAACAAAGTTACCGTGTGTTTGTCATGTCATGAGGAACAACGATGGCAACATCTCAACGCTCTAAAGGAAACTACCACGAAAAATGGTGGGTCAACTGGCTCGAAGAACGCGGGGCCAAAGCGAAAAGGCAACCTCTCTCAGGACAATTGGGCGGCGAGTTTAGTGGCGACATCCAAATCAAAACCCCCGCCGGAGTTTTAATAGCTGAATCCAAGTACCAATCAGCCGGTCGAGGATTCAGCTTTCTAACCAAGACACATAAAGAACAGCCCGCTGATATCTATTTGCTAAAGCAAAAGAGTGGCCCGAACTTTATCTGTATTGAAATCAGCAACCCCATCGCAACAAAGATAATCGGCTGGCTTACTAGGAGGTAAAAAGCCAGCCGATCTTTTTTTGACAAGGGAGATGTCATGGTTACGTAGCCGTCAGAGTAGCTACAAAACAATCATGCATTAAATCACTTGAACATGTCAACACAATATGATCTACTGCATTTATGCAGTGGAAAGGAGGATCTATGTCTGACAGTCTTAAATATAAATGGTGGGAGTTTCATAAGAAAAACCCACATGTTTACGATTTGGTCGAGCAGTTTACATTTGATGTAATCAATCGTGGTTACAATAACTATTCGATTAACTCAGTGTTTGAACGCATCCGCTGGCACACTGACATCGAAACTAAATGTGAGCGTGAGTTTAAACTCAGCAATAATCATCGTGCTTATTACGCACGCTACTTCATGCACCTGCATCCGAAGCATGACGGCTTCTTCCGCACCAAAGAAACTAAATCATAATGTTTGTTATAATGGCCGCGGCCATGAAGGCCGACATCAAAGATGCGCTTGCGAAATGGATGCTTGTTACGCTAGCAGACTATGCCAATGACGAATCCATATGTTGGCCGAGCATTGAAACGCTATCCAAAGTTACTGGAATGGGAACAGGAACAGTGTCGCGCAAGCTCGCCTTGCTCATCGAGCTAGGCTTCATCGAGCGCATCCATCAGCCATTCACATCAACTAGATATAGGTTGCTATTGCCCCAGAGTGGGGCATCCATTGCCCCAGATTGGGGCAGTAACCTATCAAGAACCTATATAACACCTAAGAGGGCAAGCAAAATGCAAGTTCCAAATGACTGGCAACCATCTGCCAAAGTTATTGACGACATCAATGACGCACGCTCACGCAATGGGCAGGAGGCCATTAATCATGACTATGAAACAAATCAATTCCGTGACTTCCATCAATCCAAAGGCAACAGCTTCAAAGATTTCAATCTTGCCTACCGCGGCTGGTGTCGGCGCATTAGGGGGGTCACAGCGAGACAAAGCACTCGCAAGGCTAGAGCAAGCAGCCAGCCCCATCGAGGTCACGACCAGAGTGATCGATTCAGTGAGTACCTTGATTCCATCGGTTGAAAAAATACACGACCACGACTTCAATGTTGTTGGCTTCAAGATCACTGACGCTGATCCAGATAAATTGCAGCAAGCATATAACCAAGTGTTGACAAGCATGGTTCCGCTGCCGACCACAAATATCGAGCAGCGGATTGCCATGCTTGCAACGCTGATTGTTTTGCCCAATACACTGACGGCAAAGATGATGACAACCAAGACCAAAGCATTGGCTGTTGAGTTGTCAGAATATCCAGCCGACATTGTTATCTATGCATTCAAAGAAGTGACCAAGACTGCCACGTTCTGGCCTAGCTTTGCAGAATTCTACAAGCATATGTCACCTATCTACAGAACACGCAAGTTGTTGTGCGATAGACTGCATAAATGCATTGTAAATGGCAGATAGATGTGCAATAATGCAGTATAAATACAGGAGGTATTATGAATAGACAGGGATTTATTGGCGGTTCAGATCTGTACTCGATCATGCGTGGCGACTGGCATGACTTATGGCTGGTCAAGACAGGTCGCAAGCAGCCCGATGATCTAAGTTACATCTTCAAGGTCAACCTTGGCACGCAGACAGAGCAGTTCAACATCGACTGGTTCTGCCGTGACACAGGGC